ACACATGATTTTTTCTGCACGATTATATCCTTTGGATGATACACGATGAATTGCAAGGCAAGCGGCAAAAGTAAATGGAGTTTCAAAATCCGAATTTACTATTTAATTTAGCTGAGTTTGCACTCAGCATGTCAGCCCTTTCCGACAGTTTATCTGTTCTAAGATGGTCGCAAAGGGCTGTTCGGTAAATCCATTTTGACTTCGGGGATTCCTTAATCAGTCATCCCAACAACCATTGACTTTCACCTTTCATCGTGTGTGTGACAGGAAGTCGTACAAAAACAATCCTGTGTGTATGACGTAACTTAAAAACGTAGAGGAGAATCCAATGGGTTACTACAAATCACAACTAATAGAACAGCAAGAAGAACATCGTCTAGGTAACATTGACCAAGACTACGAGTCACAGGTTACATCAGAGCTTGACCAAGCAATAGCTGATGGTGACACAGAACGTGCAATGTATCTTGCATCAGTCATCGACATAACAATCCAATAAGCCAAATCAGGGGTAGGTGATTGGCATCTACCCCATAACGTAAGGAGAATCACAAATGCCTTTTGATATTGACCTAACTAACATTGAGCCTACACCAACCAAGCTACCTACGCTGGATGATGTAACCACTGAGTACCTTGACAACATTGCCAAGTGTCTACAGCATGACACATTCTCAGAGACTGCCAAGCGTTCATACGATGAGGCATGGCAGATGCATTACGCACAGCTTGAGACAGCGGCTATCATGTTTCATGGCGATGGCAATGACTTGACACTGTGTTGCAAGCTTGTAGACTCTCGCATTCGTAACCTCGAGTACGAACTTGAATCACTTAACAACTATGCCAACCGCATCAAGAACGTGGACGAGGATCACGTAGTCAATGACCCAGAGATTACTGTCAAGCAACAGGAAGCCATTGACGACAAGCTAGAGAAGCTTCGTGACCAGTACGCATACATACGCAATATGCACTTCGTCCTCAAGACGATGGTACGTCCTGAGATAGAGAGACGCACTGGCTACACCATGGACGCTTACAAGTCCAAAGCTCAGCTTGACACAGAACGCAAGACCAAGAAGTGGTCGCACTTCCGCAAGAAAGTTACCATGGATGTTTACATGTCATGGTCACCCAAGCAACGTCAAGCTTACACAGAGAAGTATGGTCGTAGGGTTCAGTAGCCCTACGATACACATCGGGAGGCTGGAGCATCACGCTCTAGTCTCTCACTTTTTTTGTGTAACTAACAACCTATTGAAAACGCCTCCGAACAGGCAAGGAGATTACAATGTTTAAAAAGAACTTAAAGAAACACATCAAAAATGGAGCAATCAAAGGCTACAGCAACTACGAAAAATTCCGTATGTTTGCTGGTGCGGCAGAAGTTGTTTACCTCAATCCATCAAACAAACGTCTAGAAGAAATCAAATCATACTCTACGTCACTGATGCAATCAGGGTACACAGACCTCGACACAAAAATGAAGGCCTCAGTCCTACATTCAGAGTGTGCAAGCCAACAAATTATGAAAGACTTATTAGCTAGATACAGCCGACTCACAAGGGAGGGGGTACTATGATTTTCTACATTATTGCTGGGGTATTTTCAGCACTCGCTATATTATTTCTACTAGCCAAATTCGACTTCAAAAAAGTTCTTTGGCTTGACATACCTATTGACATCGCCTCAACTGTGCTACTCGTTGCCATGTTTGCTGGCACATTTGCTGGCATGATGGCGGCAGTCATAGGGGGGTGCATAATTTCCATCACCCTTTATACAGTCAAGAAGCTTAAAGGCTACAAAAAGCCAATGAGAAATAAATTCAAGTACGAATGGGTGGACGTAAACAAATGAGAGAATCTCAAATGAACGTACAACAATTCAAACAAATGCTTAAAGCTAACAGAGATAGACTCCTTTACTTTTGGAAATACAATACAGAACAGCGCAGAAACACTGCAACATCTGTTAGTTCCTCAACAATCAAAGCAGCAATGCAAAGAAGAAAAGCCAAATAGTAATTAGAATTGACACTGGTACTAGCGTACGATAGTCGAAATCCAGTGACAGAGGGAATAGACGTGCTACCCTCACCTTTAACCATGTCAACGCAAGGAGAAATAGACATGAACTTCGCACAAATCACAATCTCAGGTAACATCGGCAGTGAACCAGAAGTCCGTGACGTAAACGGTACTAAGGTCGCTAACTTTTCAGTTGCCGTCAACGAAGGCTACACCACCAAATCCGGTGAGAAAGTGGAGAAGACCCACTGGTATCGTGTAGAAGCTTGGGACGGTAGCAATGGCAAAGGCCTAGTGTCTAACGTCATTGAGAAGTATGCCGCTAAAGGCACTACCGTATTTGTACAGGGCTTCCCCATCATCGAGGAATACGAGAAAGATGGTCAGAAGCAACGTTCATTCAAGGTCAAACTAGCTGGTGCAGGCTCAACATTCCGCCTAGCCAGCAAGGGTACATCAACAGAGGGTGCGCCTCAAACTGGCTCACCATCAACTGTGGATGACGATATTCCATTCTAGTAACCGTTCCCCTAGGATGGAAGGAGGGTAGTGGCAATCCAACTGTCACTGCCCTTTTTTTGTGTAATATTCACAAGGAGTTCACAATGCCTACTATGGAAACCGTAATCAATCCGTTCAAAGAAACAGTGTCAGTCATTACTTATGACAACTTTGATGGTGACTTCGATGACTATCGTAAAATCATTGAGGCTCGTATGCTCACTTTTGTACGTCTCTATGACAATGGCGATGGTGTCTACCTCGATGATGAAGGTCTATACGCAGAAAACAGGTACTTTTGGATACATGCCAACTACCCACAACCTCTTGTAAACATTGGTGTTTTTGTTGGCACAGACGAAGAAGGTGACACTATACCGCCTCGTACTTCATTGACACAGTTTAATAAGGATGTTGTATTTATAGGTTCACACTATCAACTTGCTTTGTACACAAGAGTTAACAGTGAATTGATTGATACAAGCCAAGGCTATGAAGATTATAGAAACTTGTTCTTCAACAAAGATGAGGAAGGAAACTATTATGCAAGCCAACAATGATAATCACATGACCCCATCTATTGCTGTTATGATAGCTGAAGGAATTGAAACGCCTCGTAGTGAGGATGAGTTTCTTCAAGCTTGGCAATACATATATAACTCAGGTCTTTATCTGCAATTGCAGGGCTGGTACGGCAGACGTATCGAAGACATGATAAGGGAGGGGATATTAGATGCCTGACAGATTATGGATAGAATGTCCCGAATGTGAAGGTGACTGCACAATAGAGTACGAAGTTCCAAAGCCAGACTATAGGTATGGCGGTGAGCTTGTGGGGGAAGTAAGAGACTGCGAAACCTGTGAAGGTAGAGGAGAAATCGAACAGCATGAGGAGGAGTAACCATGCTAAATTATATCAGAAAGTTCAGGCCACTGAACATCAAAGCCAGTTGGATTGGGTGGTTCGTCACTGTTCACCTAACACTATCGTTTACGATTATGTTGATGATGATAGCAATGGGCATCAACCCGACCCTCTTGGTTTCAGTGATTGGTGCGCCCCTGTGGATTGGCGTAGCGTTCGCCTCAAAGACACTGACTGACAAAATTATGGAGGACTAAATGGAAAGGCCAAAAGCTATTCATCTTCACAAAATACCCGGGCTTATGCCAGATTGCAATGAAGATATGTACCATTACAAATACAGAAATCAATGGGCAGATTATCAAAAAACTGAGAAATTTTACGAACAGTTTCCGCCAGAAGTGGGCCAGACTGTTGTTGTTCTTAGAACATTTTGGCAAGAAATGTTAAAGCCTCATATTTTAGAAATAGAAGTTATACATGAAAGAGGCGGCATAATTGTAAACCATAACCATCAAGACTACGCTGGTACGTTATTTCTTAAAAATGGTCAAAACTGGAAAGCCAAACGTTCTCAAACTTGGCTTGTTCCAGCTGAACTTTACAAAGATATACCTAAAAAGAAAAAAGATAGATGGGAGCGTTACAACCATTCTGAAATGGTTGCAGAAGAACTTAACACAAATGATTTAATTGAAATCGTTGGAGGTCAAGACAGGTTTAAAGAAATAATAGACAAAATAATGGAAGATGGGACTACCTACTCTAAAGCCAAAAAAATACTTTCTTTACAATTAGCGAGTGAAGAAGAAGCAATGAGTACAGGTTTTATTAGAGGCGCAACAAGAGCGCAAAATAGATTTGGTAGAAGAATGTATTAAGGAGGACTAAATGTTTGATAAGATTAAGATTCGTAGCGGTATCCCAATCCCGCCACTAAGCGCACGTTCACACCTTTCTGTAATAGCAAACAAAATGCAAACTGGTGATAGTGTTGACGTACCAAAAAGCCAAGCTGTTGGTATGTGTCAAGCTGTACGCAGAATGCATGGGGGTGCAACAATGCGTAAACTAGACGATAACACTTGGCGTGTATGGAGGACTAAATAATGTACACATCAATTACCAACACAATAGAATGCACCAGAGTTGTAATGTACACTGACGATCCTAGCTTTGTTGCTATCAAATTTTACAACAACCGAGATTGTATAATGACAGCTTATGCCTCTTCCTCAGATGGTAAAACATTTGAGTTCTTTACTGGCATAGAGGCCAAAGACGTAACTATTTTATTGGAGGAAACCGATGCAAAGACAGATTCCACTAAGTGACCTCAAGCACTCACCTGACAATGTACGCAAAGTAAAGTCCAGCAGAGACAGCATTGCACAACTAGCCGCCTCAATCCAAGCCAAGGGTCTGCTACACAACCTTGTAGTAGTAGAAAATGGTAAGGGCTACAACGTCATTGATGGTAACAGACGCCTCGATGCACTCAACAAAGTACACAAAGACAAGAAAACGCCTATCAACTGTATTGTCTTGGAGTCTAATGACAATGAGGTTGGCCTACATGCAAACATGATGCGTGAAGATATGCATCCGCTTGATGAGTGTGATGTTATTCAAGCTCTTGTTGCTGACGGCTCAGAAGACTTTGACTCTGTAGCTAAACGCTTTGGTCAAACTAAACGCTGGGTAGAACAGCGTGTAAGCCTCTCTGAGCTATCAGACAAAGCTAAAGAGATGTTTCGTGCTTATCGCTTCAACTTGGCTGTTGCACAAGCTTTTACGCTTGGTAGCCATGAGAAACAAGACGCTTATCTTGAGCATGACTATGAATCATACCATGCAGAATCAGTCAAACGTGACATGGTTGACAGAAAAATTCCAACAACTGCTGCACTGTTTGACATTGAAGCTTACAGAGACAAGTTGAGCATAGAATCTGATTTGTTTGGTGATGAAGAGTTTATTACTGACAAAGAGGAGTTTGCTAGCATACAAGCCAGCCACATATTACAAGTGTGCCAAGAGTACCGTAAAGAATATATGGATGTTATCTATTTAGAAGACCAGTATTATTGGGACTCACCAGAATGCCGTACACTCCAACCTGTAATTAATGATGAACACGGATTTGCTAAACAAGACATGATACTTGTTGTTACATACAACTCGTATCGATACGTTCTTGATACTAAAGAAATGGTAATGAAAGACATTGCTGAAGCACAGGAGGCACAAGATGTTGCTGTTGAAGAGGAAGAAGAAGAAGTAACGCCTCTGACTTACAGCAAGCCACAAGAAGATTTGCTAAAAGGTTATTTTGCTGACCATGTTATCGACAAGTTGTTCGCCGCCACAGACTTAAAAACAACTGAAAAACTAATGAAATCACTGCTTATTCATCGTAAGCTAGGCTACACATACTCAGCAATTAATCGTGTTGGTCAAATCTATGCTGACCCACAAAACCTATTTCCCAAGGATGAATACCCAGATGACTACACTCAACCTAGTTATATTGACCTTATTGAAAAACACCAAAAGTTTGCTATTGATGCTTTCGAAACTGATGGAACTAGCCCACTTGCTTACTGCATGTCTCTCTCTGATGAAGACCTTAGCATACTATTTGTGGCGTGTTGTCTTACGGGCATATCAAAGTATGACATACAGTCAGAAACGCTCCAAGAGTTTGTTGGCTCTACCGAAGCCTACCAAGGTTGGTTCACGCCAGACGAAAAGTGGCTAAACAAATACAAAGCCAATCAAATTTCAATGATGGAAGATTATTTGTTTGGCAAAATATCTACTGACTCAAGAGCAAACCGTATCAAAGCAATCAAAGATGAGCTTGCTAAAAATCCTGTGTTTGATCCTTACGGTTCTTGGCCGCAGTTCAAACCCCAATAGGCTATCAACGCTGATTCCGCTACCCCATCTTCACACTTCAACTCCCAACAGTGTGCGGCTTGGGGTAGTAGGTAGCCAGCTCTAGCTCTAGCCAAATCTTTATCAGCAGATACATTTAAGTCTTTCTTCCACTTGCGAGGAGAGACTTCAAGGTACTCAACATCTAAAGCTATTAAACAGCCAACATACAAACCATAGTTAAACCCAGTTTTAAATGTAGAAGCTACGCCTTGTCTTGGCATTGACTGTTGTTTTTCTATAAACACTTTGTCAGGATTGAAAATTTTTATCCTATCAACAATACCCACTAGGTTTAAAAACTTTTTACCCTTGATTGTTTTGATAGGTGTACGTTCAGCAGACACCTCATTACCCTCTATAAAGGTAATGCCTCCTGTCAATCCGGGGTCAATCCCACAAACTCTCATCTCTTTTCTCCAATTTAATATCGCATCCTAAGGCTTCAGCCCAACAGTATGCGTTAAACAATGTTGGCTTTCTATTACCAATTTCCCACTTAGCACAAAGACCTGACGCAACGCCAAGTCTTTGGTCAACTTCGGGTTGCGTAAGTCCTAACTCGTACCTACGTTGTTGAAATTGTTTAATTAAATTGGAAGTAAAAGTAATTTCACTCATTCACTTCACCTATCACATAAGCCAAATATATGCTAATGTGAATTGTTATGCAAGGAGGACACTATGGGCATGACTCGTAAGCACTATCAATGGCTTGCCACTGAGATTGCACCCATCACTACAGACAAAGAATTATTCATTACAAAAGTAAAGGAGATTGCTGGCAGAAACTTTGACCAATACCGATTCCGTAATGCTGTAGAAGATGCATGGGCGGATGCACAAGCCGATGAATGCGGGCCTGACTTATATAAGCTAGCCGATTATGTGACCACATGGCAACGTACATGGGGCGAGGAGAAATGAATGCTTACTGAAGCACAGATCAAAGAACGAGCCACCTACATTGGCTCATCAGATGCAAAAACTATTGCCTCAGGTGATATTGCACAGTGGATTACTCTAGCAAACCAGAAAGGTGGACATGAACATGCAAAGTTTTCAAAACAAACCCAACTGCTCATGGACACTGGCTCATACCTCGAACCCTACATCATTGACAAATGGTGTGAACAAAACAAACGCAAGGTTAATGCAAGGGGAATGGGCAAAACTATTCTTATTGACAGCATCCCTATGCATTCTACCTTTGATGCCCGTGTTGTTGGCGATGCTCTTCCATTGGAAATTAAAGCTCATTTTGGTTTCAAAGACATGGAAGAACTATGTGACTTTTATTCGCCACAATGTCAGCATCACATGCTGGTGGCTGGTGTCGACCGTTGTTATCTTGTGGCTCTATTCGGTGTACGCTGTCGCCTAGAGTGGCGTATGATACAAAAGGACAACAGCTGGTGTGACATGTA